GGAGACCTTCTCGCGCCAGTTCTGCTCCAGGTCCATCGACATCAGGAAGCGGAGGTTCCGGCGGGTCCGGCGGAACTTCACCGGCATCTTCTTGATCATCCCGGAGAAGATCTTCGTGGAGATGTTCGCGTTCTCCGCGTCGTAGATGTTCCCGGCGTCCATCAGGCGGAGCCAGCCGTCGATCAGGGCGATGAAGGAGTCCTTGATCACCTTGTCCGTGGCTCCCCCGTCGATGAGGTCGTCCTCGATCCGGGCCGGACCCAGGACGTCGCCGTTGACCATCATCTCCTCCATGTCGTTCGCGGTCTGGGTGGCCATCAGCCGCATCACGGTGTCCTCGACCTCCTCGCCCTCGATGTTGTGCTCCGCGAAGGTGTCGGAGATCTCGAACGGAGTCATGATCTCCTGCGGGGTCAACTTCACCTTCGAGGTGCGGACGCCCCTCCGGATCCCCGGGTCCTTCGCCTCCTCCTTCGGGACGGAGACGCGCTGACCGACGCCGATCTTGTCGATCACCATGTTCTCGTTCCGGAAGCGGACGGTCCGGACGGAGCCGCGAAGCTCGGTCACGTCGATCACGAAGTCGATGAACATGTCCGACTGCATGTCGTTCAGCTTTCCCGCGGCGACCAGGTCCGCGGTGGCGATGAGCGCTTTTTGAACCAGTTCCTCGTTTGTCATTTCCTATTCCTCCAGAATCTTTCTCCCGGCTACTCCGGGTTGGTTTTCTCTGCTTCTCTACAGATTCTCCGTTACTTCTTGCTGAAGACCCTCGAGACGGCGGTCCCAGCCCACTTGCTCGTCGGCTTCTCCTCCGGCTGCTCCGGGGTCGTGGACCCGTCCGGGACCTGACCCTTCGCGGAGGCCTGCACGTTGGTGACCGTCTTCAAGGTCTCCTCCTGCGCGTCAAGGCGCTGGTTGATACCCTTCAGAGCCTCAGAGATCTCCGACATCCCCTTCTTCACCTCCGACTCCCGCCCTTCCTCCGGGGTCTCCGGAGCGGCGGTAGGGGCCTCGGAACCGCCGCTCTTCTCAGCGGAGGCCAGGGTACCGCTCTCCATCGCGGCCTTGATCCCGGCGGAGACGCCCTCCGCGACTTGCTCCGCGATACTCTTGCTCTCCGGGGTCACCTCCGGAGCGGCCGGGGGTGCCTCCGGCTCGGGGGTCGAAGGTTCGTTCTGCTGCTGCTTCTCCTCAGGTGCGACGCCCCCGGTCTTAGGATCCGCCGCCGGTTGAGTTTTCTCAGTTCCCATGTCTTTCCTCCTCTTTACGATGAAAAAGTCCTCCTCGTTGGCGGCGGCGTCGACCAAGGACACCTCCTGAACGCGAAGGTTGTGAAAGCGGCCGAGGGTGGGATCCCCCTCCGCTCTGTTGATGTGCTCCAGGAGCGCCCGCTTCTGGGTCTCGGAGTACGGGAGGTCCGGGCGGAGGGTGAAGCCACCCCCCTCCGCCGCCTCCGTGATCTCCTCCGTCTGCGCGAACCCCCCGATGGAGAGCCCGTTCAGGGTCTTCTTGACCTTAACCCGCTCCACGATCTCCGGGGCCTCGGAGTAGAGTTCCTGGTACCAAGTCCCCGCCGAGATCGCCTTCGTAGTTCCGTCCGGGAGGGGAAACTCGAAGTCGATCGGGGCGATCACGTTCTGGATGATCGAGACCTGCTCGGAGATGTCCTTCTTGTGCATAAACCCGGTGATCCCGAAGTCCTTCATGAACCCCAGGTTCGCGCTCTCGATCTCCTCCTTCGAGGTCACAATCCCGTCCGAGTCCGGGACCTCCGGCTTCATCACGATCCCGAACATCCGGACGGACTCCTCCGGATCCCCCTCATTCGCCTTCCGGACAATCAGCTCCCCACGCTTGGCGAACTTCACCGTCTTGGAGATCTGGTCCTTCAGGTCCGCGGGGAGGAGGGCGTCCAGGGGGTCGCCCGGGTCGAAGGAGGGGTCGATCCCGAACGAGAGTTCCGCGCGGATTATCCGCTCGTGAATGACCGCCTTCGACTTCTCCTCCTCGTAGACGTCCGCGTTCTGCTTGAATCGGACCCGCGCGTTCGCGGCGCGCGCCTCCGTCTCCACCGGGTACTTCAGGTTCACGGGATCCGCGTAGTCCTCCTCGGAGGTCGGACCGTCCGCGGGGAAGGAGAGGTTCTCCCCCTTCCCCTCCAGGGCCTCGATCCCCCAACGCTCGGAGCGCGCCGCTTGAGCCTCGCGCTTCTCTTCGTTCGAGGCGTCCGCCGCCGGGACCGCCCGCTGAACCGGAACCTCCCGGGAGAGCGGCTCCCCCGCGGTGACGAAGACGTCCCGGGTCAACCGTGACCGCTGAAGGGTCCCGTCCTCGAACTCCTCCTCCGCGCGGACGCGGAGGCAAATGGACTTCCGGAACTGCCGCGGGGTCTCACTCGGGGAGAACCCGTGGTTCTTCGCCCAGCTCTTCGCCGCGGCGGCGGACCGGAACTTGTCCACCGCAAACTCGAACGCCTGCACCTGACGGGGTTCGAGGTTCAGGGGGAGGAGGAGGTCCGCCCCGCGCTCCACCGCCTCCTGCTTCTTCTGCTCGTCGCTGCTCATCTCTCGCTCCTTGCTCACGCGCGCCCCTCCTCGATAACCACGGTCCTGCATCCTCCGTGGTAGGGAGGAAGCGCTAATCCGGCGTCCGATAGATTGGAAGACTGCTCCGCCGCGGTTCCGGTCCCGGCTATCTCCGAGACCCGCTCCGCGCTGACCCAACCGGCTACCCCCTTGAACTCCTCCGGATTCTCCGCGGCCTCCGCACGCTCTATCTGCCGCTCCGCGTCCCGGACTCGGAATGTCCGGTTGTCCATCCTGAGGCAGACCTCAGAGGTCCGCTCGTCCATCACCGCGGAGATCCGGTAGTTGAGGAACTCCGCGTCCCGCATCGTGAAGATCGCCCCGGTGGCGGAGGACCGCGCCCGGACCGTACCGGCCAGCATCTGAAAATACCCCCCGACGGACCCGTTCCAGGTCCCCGGTACTTGAGCCCCCGTCCCGTTCTGGACCACCCCGCGGAGGATCTCCCCGACCTGAACCCTCCCGAGTCCGATCCCCTCCGCGGCCCGCTCCACGGTCAAGGCGATCCGCCGGGAGAGGTGCTCCCCCCAGAGGTCCCCAATCCACCAGAGTTGTTGACCCCCGATCCGCTCCAGGGAGGAGACGTCCCGCGCAGAGAAGGAGGGGGAGGTCCGGGGTGTCCCCTCTGGGAACCGCTCCCGTAACGTCCCACGAGAGAGCGCTGCTAGCGCTATAACCCCGGCGGAGAGGATTTCTCGGGTTCTAGTAACGTCCCGGGCGTTCATCCGCTCTCCTATCCCCAGGAGCGCTCTAGCGACCTCCTCCGTCTCCACCGCGGTCTCCGGGAGGGTCTCCAACTCCGCCTCCGCGGCGGGGTAGAGGTCCCCGAGGTAGTCGTCCTCTAACTCTTGTGCCAGAGTCCGCTCCGCCGCGTCCTCCCGCTCCCCCTTCGTAACGAACTCCTCCCCAGTGACCCCGGAGACGGCGTCCGCAAGGGTGATCAACTCGGAGTCCGAGAGCCCAGCTAGAACCTCCGGGGTTACGCCCCGGACGGTCCGGAGGTTCATCTACTCCTCCTCCGCAAAGGTGGGGGGTACGAACCCGCCGAAGCGGGCGCGGCACTCCTCCCGAATCTGCTCCGAGAGGCGCTCCACCTCCGCCTCCTCGAGGTCCTCCGCGGCCGGTTCCTCCGTGCGGTCCCGGTCCGGTCCCCCGACTTGAAGACCGGCTCTCCCCTGACTCGTGCTCTCCCCACCCCCCTCCGCCTCAGTGGCGGAGTCCGACTTCATCAGCTGCGCCAGGGTCAAGGAGAACGGTTGGTCCGGGTTGAGGAAGTCCGGGTCGATCTCCCCCAGCTTCTCGTTGACCACGCGCCCGATCAACTTCCGGGCGATCCGCGGGGTCAAGCCTCCGGTCTTCTCGCCCTGAGCGAGAAGCTTGACCAGGTCCGCGTTCTCCGTCACGTTCGGGGACTGTGACTTGAACGTAGACCAAACCACGTCCAAGTACCGGACCAAGACATCCTGGGTGTAGAAGCGGTCTATCTTGTTCCGCTCCGGCTGGAAGACCTGCTCGTCCGCGAGCTTCCGGGACGCCTCGATCGTCTTCCCGGAGAAGTCCTCACTCTTCCCGACGAAGATGGGCGGGAAGCGCCAAGCGCGACGGACCCGGTCGTCGTTCGCCTCCTGGTAGTTGACAAAGAGCGCGTCCGTGTGCTGCTCCTTGGTCAGCGGGACGATGTCGATCTTCATCGACCCCGGATCCCGCATCCCCTCCATCACCGGCTCCGCCTCCAGAAGGAGAAACTTTGAGTAGTTGTCGTCGCTCTGGATCTGAGCCTCGACAAACTCCTCGATCCGCTCCAGGGACTCGTCGTCCAACTTCCCGTTGGAGACGGAGATCGCCATGCTCGGGACGTTGTTGTTCTTGAACGTCGTGTAGTTGATCTCCTCCGCGGCCCGGGACCCGAAGATGCAGAAGAGGTGCCCCCCGTAGCGCGGGAGCCCGTAGGGGGAGCGGGTGCAGTAAATCCGACGATGACGAACGGGGTTCGCGGCGTAAGCCACGGGGAAGCCCAGCTTCCCGATCCGGATCTCCAGGTTGGCCCCGCGGAGGACGAAGCGCGGCTCCTCCGAACCGTCCCGGGCCTCCGTAGTCAGCTCCTCCCGCGTCACCACGTGCCCGTCCTTGCAGGAGATGAGCCGGGGGTCCCCCAGTTCCTTGAACCACGTGGAGCACCCGTCCACGATCTGGACGTACCTTCGGAACCGGCGATAGCGAACCACCTCCGAGATCTCGTAGGAGACCTCCTCCGCGAACCGCTGCTTCGCTATTTCGGAGACGGGGAGGTCCGGTGCGTTCTCCAGGGAGGTCCGCTCCGGGGTCACCTCGGACTCCGAAACCTCCGGTTCCAGCGGACGGAGGCGAACCTGCTTCCGGACCTGTCTGTCCACGTAAGCGGTGGGCTTCTCGTCCATCCGCCCGATCCGCATCGTCCAGGATGGGAGGTGATTCAGACCGTCCAGTCGGTTCGAGCCCGGGAACTCGACGAACTCCACGTACATGTTCCCGGTCGCCTCGAGGTCCTTCCGGCACTTCTCCCGGAGGTCCTCCAGAGACTCGTCCTCCCCGGCGCAGCAGTTCTCGAAGAAGTTCTGCGTCCGCGCCTCCTCCTGAACGAGTTCCTCCAGGATCTCCACCGGGGTATCCTCGTTCACTGGGACGCGCGGTTCCATGCGGTAACCGAAGGACTCGACGTTGATCGTCATCGCGTCGATCGCCGGACCCAACTCCGTGTTATTCTCCGGCATCACCGCGAGGGTTAGGAGGTCGTAGGGCGGCGGGACGATCTTCCTCTCCCGCTCCAGAGTGGTCCAGGGGTCAACCTCCTTCGCCTTGCTCTCCCCCGCGGAGGTCCCGGATCCCGCCTGCTTCTTCAGACCCTGCTTCCTGACGCGGGAGAGCCCGATCACCGTGGCGCGGAGCGCGTGTACGTTCCGCTTGACGATCTCCTTCGTCGTAGGGGAGTCCGCGTAGTCCCGCCGGATCTCCACGGTGGCGGCGTTCCCGCCCTGCTTACCGTTCCCCACGGACTAACCTCCGGCCTGACCGTAGACAGGCACCCCGGAGACCTCCACCCGGACCCGCTCGTCCGTTGCTAGACCCCCGGCGATCCCGGTCACCTCGAAGAAGACGGACCCCTGATGGTGAACCTTGATGCGCTTTACCACCCCGGCCGCGGTGGCGGTGATCACCTGCGGGGTCGCCTCCGGGACGAACCCCCCGTTCGGAGTCCCGTCCTTGAAGGAACTCCAGAAGTGGGGTTCCACGGTCGCGGCGGTCGCCCCGTTCAAGAGGGTGACGTAGACAAACAGATCGTCGAAGTCCGCGCAGTTCAGGCCCTCGCTCTTCTTCGCGGGGAGCGCGGCGTCGTTCGCCTTGACAATCCGAGCGATGCGCTGGTCCGGAGCCCAGGAGACGCGGGGCGTTTCGATCACGGCGGTCATGAGTTACCTCCTGCTCTGGAAGTGCTCCGGGAGGATCCCGCCCCACTTCCCTCCACTCCGCTTCATCACCTCGACGTACTTCACCTCCGGGGCGGCGCGCTTCTCCACGCGCTGAACGTCCTCTCCCCCCATCTCTGGAGCGGCGGACTCCACGGGGACCCACTCCATCCGGACCTCTACCGGGTCGGAGAAGGAGATCTCCCCGTTCGCGTCCCGGGTGAAGTTCGCCTTGAACATCCTCCCGGTGTTCCCGTCCTGGACGATCACGTGGTCGTCGTAGATCCCCTGGAGCCACGCGTCCAGGGAACCGTCCGCGAGGATGATTCTGTTCGTCTGAACTGCCTCCACCATCGTCCACATGAAGTCCCACAGCTCCTCCCCCTCACGGAGGGCAAGCTTGGAGACCGCAACGTGACGCTTCCCCACGTTCTGCTCCCGCTTCAGGGTAGCGAGGAGGGCGACCTCTTCGTCCGAGAGTCTTTCCCCACTGTCCAAGGCCTTCTTCAAACCCAAGAGCTTCTGACCCATCGTGCTCATCTTCTTCTCCTTATCAGGTCAGCGAGAAGGCCCGACGCCGGGTACTGCTCCGCCCGCCAAAGAGCCCGACCTTCCGCTTCCGTTTCTTCCTGGCGCGGTAGACGCACCCGAGCTGGATCGCGAGATCCTCCGCGTCAAAGATGTCGTCCCGCTTCAGCTTCGGGAACCCGAGGAGCTGCTCCTCGAGGTCGTTCGTCATCTTGTCCCCCTTCCGGTGGTAGACCCGCCCCGCCTCGTACCGCGCGGAAAGCTTCCAGGCCCGGGTGACCTTGTCCGTCAGGGTGATGACCGGGATGCAGCGGTCCCCGATCTCCGCTCCCAGCTCCCGATAGACGGAGAAGAGACGCGACTTCTGGAACGCGTTCGCCTCTATCCCAAAGCGGATGAGATCCCACTTCTCGAAGAGGTAGGCGGCGCGCGCGATCTGAACGTGGTAGGGGATCTGACCGTGAAAGAGTTCCAGAACGTAGACCTCCAGAGAGGAGGGGTCCCGGTCGTCCACCCCAATCACGCAGTCCGCGTACTCGTCGTTCTTCTTGATCTGCTCCTCCGTCACCGCGAGGTCACAGGCCCCCCAGACCTTCAACTCCAGGCGCTGAATGAGGTCGAACGGAGGCTCGTCGAAGTACTGGAACATCTCATCCTTGAAGATGTCCCCCTTCATCCGCTTGGTGCTCTGCTGGTACTGGGAGTCGAAGTGCGCGCTCCCCATCGAGATCCGGAGGTCCTTCAGGTCCTCCGCGGGGAGGATCTCCTCTACGACGGAGACCCCGGTCTCGTCCCGCTCCCCCGTCTCCGGATCGACCAACGCGGGGATCTCGCAGACGTTCCCCCGGCGGATCTTCGGGTCGTCCTCCAGGTGCGCGTAGATGTCCTCCGGGTGGTAGCGCGTCCCGATTACGTCGATCTCCCCGGGACTCCCGTCCTCCCGGACGTGAATCAGAGTCGGGACCAGCGTCTTGTAGAAGAAGACCCGGATCCGCTCCCGCTCCCCCTCCGTCCGAGAGTTCTTCTCGTCGACGAGATCGTCCGCCTTGATGTAGTCAAAGTGCTTGGAGGTCACCGGACCGTCCGCCCCGCAAGCGAGCCAGGTCGGCTCCTTCCACTTCTTCCGGCGCGTAGAGATGGTAGCCTCCCCCGCCCCCCACTTCGAGCCCTTCAGGTCCCCGAAGAGTTCACAGAAGCGGGGGACCTCGAAGCAGCCCTGGATCTCCGTTAGGAGGTCCTTCGCCTGGTCCTTGACCCGGGAGGCGAGGAGGATTCGGACGTCCGGCTCCCAGAGGGGGATCCCCACGGAGTCCACGACGGTCAGGATGGTGCTCTTCCCGGCACCCCGCGGGGCCAGATACATCCGCCAGGGTCCCGGGGTCCTTCGCTTAGCCTGTATCAGAATCCAGTGGAAGGGGAGGACGCGGTACCCTAAGACGGTGGCTAGGACGTCTAGGCGGCGCTCCTCCAGGATCAACTTCCGCTGCGCCTCCGCCTTCATCTGCATCACGCGCTGAAGGTCCGCCTGAAGATCCGCCGCAGTGGGTGCAGAATCCGCGCTCATTACGGGGATAATAGGGGGACCGCGTAAAAATCCTACTCTCATGAGCCTCCGAGGCGTTAAGCTAGGGGAAGGAGATCTACATGGGAATCGGAAAAGCGCAGCGAGAAGAGATGGAGGCGACCTTCGAGGAACTCAAAGGGGCCGGGGCGAGGGGGAGGGCGGTCCGGATCGTCCGGGAGGGTCTACCGGCGCTCCCGGCGAACGCGGAGATCAACAAGCGGAAGAAGGAGGCGGCGCAGTACCGGGCCGGGGTCGCCCTGATCTGGGACCGGGAGAGAATCCTCCAGGAGACGGGGTGGAGCCTCCAGCAGTTCATGGCGGTGGAGCGCTACGTACAGGACGAGGACCTCCGCCTGACCAAGGAGGCGGACCCCCGGCAGGTCTTCGCGCAGTACCGCCTCCAGCAACTCCAGGCGGCGCAGGAGCTGGAGGACCTCGCGGAGATCTTCCGAAGCAGTCGCCAGTTCACCGCCCTGGTCTCCGCGGTGAAGACCCGCTCCGAGATCCTGGACAAGGTGATCAAGACCGGGCAGGAACTGGGGATCCTGAAGCGCGCGGCCCGGGAGGTAAACGTCAACGCCAAGGTGGACTTCCGCGCGATGAGCGTCAACGAACTCCGGGTCCACCTCCAGTCGGAGATGTCGGAGGTCCGGGACCTCCTCCAGGCGGAACCGGCCCCGAGTAAGCTGGCCAACTCCGTCCTGAACCGGATCCTCACCCCTAAGAAGGAGGACGCGGTGGAAGCGGAGGGCGTGGAGACGGAGCCGGAGAAGACACCCCGGGTCAAGCGCCTGGCCAAGAAGTCCTAGTCTCCGCACCTCCCGTAGCAGCGGGACTCCCCGCAAACGGAGCAGATTCGACCGGAGCCCCGCGGGACGTACTCCGCGAGGTCCTCCTCCGAGATCATCCAGACCCGCCCCAGGCGACGCGCCCGGAGCGCCCCCCGCTTGATTGCATACCAGATCGCGGGTCTGGAGACCCCCTTCAACTTCGCCGCCTCCGCGACGCTCAAGAACCTCATCTTGACACCTCCTCTCACTCCAACTCGACCCGGACGCGGACCCGAACCGGCCTACACCGAAGGACCTCCGGGAGTCGATCCGTGTAGCTCCGGAGGTGCTCCTTCACCTCCTCCGCGGTCCCCCGGAGGACCTCCTCCTCCCCGTCCAGTATCAGGTAAAACTCCTCCCCATCGAAGGGATCCTCCTGCTCCTCTCCGCAGTCTTCCGGCTCCTCCTCCCCCTCCGACTCCTCAAACTCCTCTCCACCGTCCTCCACCGCCCTATCCGCCTCTCCGATCCCGGAGAGTTCGGAGAAGGGGGAGAACCTGGAGAGTTCGGAGAAGGGGGAGGAGGTCAAAGTCCCGGAACCCTCCGTGGACCCGGAGGTGAAGTCCGCGGCGGACGGGTAGTTCCGCGCCGCCATCTCCGGGGTCAGGACCGTGACCACCACCTCCGGGTAAGTCCCGTCCTCTTTGTCATTGGGCTTAAGGACCGCGAAGAAGGTGCTCGGGATCGTCAAATCGTCCGTCTCCTCCGGGGAGATCTTCACCAACTTCGTACCCCCGGGGAGGGTCCGGAAGGAACCGACCTCCACCGCCTTCCGGATCGCGTCGTCCGCGGCGCGAACAAGGGCGGCGTTCCCCAGGTAAGCCGGGACTTGAACCCGCTCCCGGAGGCGCTCCTGAGCGTGTTGACTGACGTAGTAGGTCTGCCGCTTGCTCCAAGTGGGGGGGCAGTGAGCCTTAGCCATCTGACCGCCTCCTCCCGTCCAGGAACCCCTCCGGGGGAAGGGTCCGCTCCGGGTCCAGCGCCCGCGCCCGCCTCCCCGCGGGGAAGGGGTCCACCTCCGTATCCAGAGCCTCCAGGCCCCCGATCCCGGGGAGCGTCTCCTCTAGCGTCTCCAGTTCCGTTAGCATCCCTTCCCCCTCTCCCGCAGGACTATCATTCGATCCGTATCCTCCAGGTGCGCGAGAACGTCCTCCAGCTCCTCCCCGTACTCCTCAGATAGTTTACCCAGGGACTCAAAGAGGGCGGCGAACCGGACTTGACCCTCCCGGTCCTCGTCGTCGCTCTCCGAGAGGTCCGCCGGGACTGCGGAGGCAAGTAGGTTAAGTAGTTTGGCGGCGGTTAGCAGTTTCATAATTTCCTCCTAACTTCCAGGGATTTACTTAATTTCAATCCGGTTCCCGGAGTAGTAAACGGAGGCGGTCCCATTCAGGATCCGCTCCGCCTCCTCCTCCTTCACCGGGGCGTAGTAGGTCACCCGCCCGCGCCGCTTCCGGAACGGAACGCAGAGACGACCGGCGAAGACCACGACGCTGCGCCCGGACTTCCCGCGGAGGGCGTAGTCCGGGGTATGCCGGCGGTCCCGGGAACCCTCCGAGATACGGAGCGCCCGGAACGCGGCGGCGTAGGAGAGGCGGCAGAGCGGGAGGACGTCCGCGGCGTCCAGGACGACTTCCTCCCCGAGGAGGACCGCCAAAACAACATCCCCGTCCTCCTCCAGGATCTGGAGGGGGGAACCGTCCGCGGTATACCGACGGGCGGAGAGGTCTTCCCCGTCCCGGCTCCCCTCCGCGGAGAACGGAGGCGGGGGAGGGGGCGGGTTCTCCGCGCGCTCCCTTTCCGCCTTCATCTCCGACAACCGCGTATAAGCGGCGTTAACGGCGTTCCGGAAGTCCTCCGCGCTGTTATCGTTACTCATCTTCTTTCCTCCGTTGCTCATAATAATATCTTAACAGATAGTAAGAAGATGTAAAGGGGTAAAATGAGGTTTCCCGAAAAAAACCCTAGTCGCAGTCGAAGTCCTCGGACCAGAGGACCGGAACCCCGAAAAACTCCGCGGTCTCCGCCGGGAGGCGCGTTACCCCGTAGCGACCGGCGGGACGGCGCGCGGAGATCCGCTTCCCGGTCCCGAACCCCCGCGGGGAGAAGGAGTGACTCCCCCCGCGCTGGATCTTCGCGCGGAGTTCCTCCAGCGCGTCCTGATGCACCCTCCAGCCGAACTTAGGGACGGAGACCATCTTCTTGGAGACCTCCCGCGCCTTCTCGATCCGCTCCAGCTCCTCCCGGACCGTCTCCGCCGGGTCTTCCGCGCTCCCCCCGTAGAAGGAGGAGTCCACCCCGATCCGATCGAAGCAGGCCCAACCCCCGCTCTCCGTCCGGTAGTAGGTGGATCCGTCCGCGTTGACGGCACCGTCCGCCAGCCCGCAGCCGTGCTTCAGGTTCACGCGATCGAGCCTCCAGTGAAGCTCCTCCGCCTCGGACTTCAGAACCACGGTCCCGGTCCCGTCCGACGCCTCCCCGCGCTGAGCGTAGCTCTCCCGCCCGTAGAGGTAGACCCCGGGGAGAAACTCCGCGGTCCAGCCCTCCGGAGCCGCGGCGAGGATCCGCTCCACGTAGCGCTCCACACAGCGGGGATCCTTCGCCTCCTCCCGCGCCGCGGCCTCCTTCCGCTCCCGCTCCTCCAGCCAACGCGCGCGCTGGATCCGACGCTCCTCCGCCCTCCGCTCCTCCTCCGCCTCGATCGCCTCCACCGCCGCCTTCCGCGTCCGGAACGCGGGGCGGTCCTCCTCGAAGTAGGGCTTCCCGTGGGGCGTAAGGGCCTCCCAGACCTTCCCGCGGCGCTCCACCTTGGCGATCTGAACGCACCCGTCCCGCACCGTCCCGTCCTTCCTGACCTTGATCTCGCTCTTGGACTCTCTCATCTCAAAACCCCTTTCTGGTAGACCCTTTCTGCTAGACCCTTTCTGCTAGACCGCTCCTAGTAGAGACGCTCCCGGAGGACGTAGGGACCGGAGAGGAGGTCCCAGGTCCCGAACTTGGAGAACCGCCAAACGGAACCGCACCCGCAGCAGCGGACCCCGGCCTCCCCCTCCGTCCGGAGCGGCGTCCCGGGGCAGCAGGTAGGCGTTACCCCCGGAATCCCCGGGGCGATTACGGAAGCGTTGTGCCTAGGCATTTGAATCCTCCGTTCTAAGAACTTCGTAGATTTCAACCTCAGAGACCGCAAGCGGAGCTGTACTGCAACGGTGGAGCTTACCGGTACCAAAGTTCGAACGGGCAATTTTGAGGATAGCACTCTGCAGATCCTCCCCACCGGTGAAAACGGTGTACGGCATCAGGTGAATCGAGTCTCCAGTATCCAAGAACCTGTAAACGTTCAGAGTCCAGCCCTGACCGTGCTCAACGACCCTTATAGAACCGACCGTCTTCATTTTTGTCTCCCTGGCGTTTTCCGTCTTGCTCATATTAATATCTTAACAGACAGTAAGAAGATGTAAAGGGTCTATCTCGAAATTTCTCTCAAGTTAGCGTAATAACTAAGAAGAAATTTCGCGCTCCACTTTTCTCGAAAAAAAAACTCATTTTTACCCTTTACATCTCATTAACAACTGTTAAGATATTATTATGAACAACGGAGAAAACGGAATGCAAAATAAAATCCAGCGCGCTATCAACCTTACCTATCAACTGGACGCGGAAATCCGCGGAGAAGTAGAACACTACCGCAGAACCTCTAACCCGGATTCCCTCCAAAGGGCAATCCGTAAAATCTGGCGCGCGGAGTTCCTTACTACTTGGGTCCTCCGGGAAACTAACCAGGTAAGCGAAATCCCAAACTGCCGTAAATATTACGATAATCTACTTCCACGTTAGGAGGAAACAAGATGGACTCAATCACCTACACGATCTACCAACTGGCCCTCCTCTCCCTCGGTCACACCCTCGAGCGCTGCTCCGATGGTTCCTGGGAGATCACCGCCAACCCGGAGCGCGCCGGGAAGTTCGGAGAGGTCCCGGAAGCGGACTGGAAAAGCGCGGAGGAGGCGGTCCGGGAGGCCTACCGGAAGGGGGAGCGGCGCGCCTCCGTCCTCGGGGTCTCGCACCTCCCGCTCGCCGCGGAACTCCCGGGACTGGAGCACCCCCCGGTAGACCGCGCCGCCGTTATGAGGGACGCGCGGGAGCGGTACCACCGGGATATGGAGGAGTTCAACGCGGAGGTGGAGCGGATCCGGAGGGAGAGGGCGCGCCGGGAGTGCAACCGGAGGACGGACGCCCTCCGCCGCCGGGGTCAACTCAAGTTCGGGAGGTAGGAAGATGACTACTCAGAAATCCCAGATTCGCTTCATGTACAACGGGCTGAAGGTCGGGAAGGGGAAGCTCCAGAAGGCCGGTTACTCCTACCAAGAGGAGACAGAGATCTCCGGGCGGAAGATCCCGGAGCGGGTCACGGTCTACGGGTCCGTCTACCCCGGGTTCTCCGCGGAGGTCCGCACGGAGCTGGAGGTGGAGAACAACTCCGACTCGATGACGGACTACTTCGAGGCGGACCGGATCCGCCTCTCCCCGGATCACCC